CGGCCCCAGCGGCTTCCCTCGCGCTTTATAACGACAAGGGCGACTCAACACACGCTGACAACAACAAAAACCGAACGCCAGGTTCGGGGCACTACCTTGATGTGGTCGGGCGTCACTCTGAGGTGATCCGCGTTGTTATGCGATGTAAGCGCCACCACATCCGCCGGATGCTGGAGAAACACGAGCGGGTGATCGTGCGGATAGACCCCGGTAATCACGATCCAGAAACGGCGCTGATGATCGCTTTAATGATGGAAGCGCATTACGAATCAGAGCCACGGGTCGAGGTGATCACTAGCCCTAATCCGTATTGGTACTATCTGTTCGGTAAGAACCTGATCGGCACCTGCCACGGCGACGGAGCCAAGGGCAAGGATCTGCCTATGATCATGGCAAACGACGCAGCCGATTGGTGGGAGGCTGATCAGCACCGCACTTGGATTGTCGGTCACGTCCACCACCGCGATGTGAAGGAATATACCGGCTGCACCGTTGAATATATGCGGACGCTCGCGGCGACTGACGCTTGGCACCACGGTTCGGGATATCGGGCAAAACGTGATATGCAGGCGATCACTTACCACAAGATTGACGGCGAGGTTGAGCGGGCGACGTGCAGTCTCGCGAGGATTAACAGGCTGTGTATGGAGACAGCGACATGAACGACGCGAAGCTGATTAGCGAGTTGGTCAAGGATGAGGGTTTGCGCTTAAAACCCTATAAATGCACCGCAGGAAAAACTACAATTGGCGTCGGCAGAAATCTTGATGACGTCGGGATTTCGAAGGACGAGGCTTATACGCTGCTCGCGTCCGATATTGCGAGGATAAAAAAGGAATGTGCACGGCAACCGTGGTGGCTTGCCGTCGAGGACGACGACGTTCGGTCCCGCGTGATGTTGAATATGTGTTTCAACCTTGGAATCCGCCGCCTCTCTGGATTTAAGAATACGCTTGACGCGGTGGGTGATCAGCGTTGGAAAGACGCAGCAGCTGGTATGCGAGCGAGTATGTGGGCGAAACAGGTTGGCGGTCGTGCTGAACGTTTGGCAAAGATGATGGAGACGGGTAATGATTAAATATATCAGAGACCGTCTGAATGAGCGTTCAACCTGGATGCTGATCGGTGCCGGCCTTGGCACGGCGGCGGCCTTAGATGTACCGTGGTCGTATATGGCTGCGGTCGTGGGCGTGATCGCGGCGCTGGTGCCAGATGGCAGCGTATCGTGATTTCGTGGCCGTATATCCTTGGTGCGCTGGTCGCTGTTTTTGTGCTGGGCTGCGCGAACGGTTACGCGATCCGCGACGGTGCGGCTAAGTCCGCAGCGGTTAAGGCATACAAGGCTCAGATTGCCGTACAGGAGCGGTTAAATGAAATATCAACACTATATGAAGCCGAGCGCGAGCGGGCGTCACGGGTCCACACAGAGCGGACAAACACGGTGCGGGAAATTTACCGCGATGTTACCGTTCCTGCTGAGTGCGCTCTGCCTGACGTCAGTTACGGGCTGCTCGTCGATTCCGTCCGCGATTATAATGCCGCCGCCGAATCTGGCGACGTCGTGTCCGCCGCTACCGGAACCGGCAAGGATTGATCCCGGACGATTGCTATGGGAGCTTTCGATAGTGAGCGCCTATAACGACTGCGCCACACGCCACCGGCTGACGGTCGAGGCTTGGCGGGCGTTAGATAAAAAACCCCGTCGCGGATCAAATCAACGCGACGGGGCTAGGTAGTGCGGGCCGGGAGGAAACCCGCTCCCAGTGATTAGCACCTAGTCGCCAGTTTGTCTAGATTCCCATTGTTCAACGTCAATCAGGCGGTAAAATACGGATTTGCCGATTTTGATGTGTGGCGGGCCGTAATTCAGGGATCGCCAGTTAGCAAGTGTGCGAACCGTTGGCGTCCCGTGATATCGCTCTGACAATTCTGCGGGCGTTAGGATATCCGTCAAAACATTGCCTCCAGATCCTCGGCGGGTTCGTCAGCCTCAATGAGTCGAACCGATCCGGCGGCAACGTCTTTCAGAAAATCCAGATGATCCTTACCCAAACGGTTTTGCACGTCTCGCGGCGTTGACTGCCACGCTTCCTTGAGGGCGTCCAGTCCCTGTTTAGCGGCTGCGTTTAGGATTGCCTCGTGATCTGGTTCGTCAGGAATTACCACCGACGATTCCAGATTTAATCTCTCGATCACGCTAGGGCGCGGCGTCACGTCACGCGGCTGGAGATCCTGCGCTTCCTCGATGACAAGCATCCCGCTGGTTGCGCCAGGGCAAACGGTGCGGACGCCTTCGGACACGACGCGGGATCTTAGCATCTGGCGAGGATACTTTTTCCACATCGGGTTATTGATTCCGGCTTTGGATGCGCGGGCCATATCCCACGAAATCCGAACCGTACCGCCGCTGGGATGCGAGAACGTCGCGTCTGCCTGGGTGTCGTCAAGACCGTGCCATTCGACCGCACCGCCGCTGGCGATGAAATCTCGCAGCATGGATTCAGCCTTCTTCGCGGGCCGACCGTTGATGATGTGGTAATCCTGCGCTGCGCTGGCCGGGTGCCTGTTTTCCGATTGTGCGATCAGGCACAGAGCCAGAGCCTCTTCAGGCGTTTTAACCCCGAACAGTTTCGACGCGGAGAATGCGCGAGCCATGCGTTCCAGATCGGGGATGGTGTGGGTGGTGGGGAGGTTTGACATTAGATCCTCTTAAGCAAACGGGTGATAAACGACGGCTTCGGCGTCTCAGCCATGCGGTCAAACGATGTGTCGCGCTGGACGATTCCAAAACGGGTTTGGAAAAACACGGCGGAATTTTGAACGCCAAGACAACGCCCGATCATTCCCGTGTTAGCAAACATGAATACATAATATTTACCGATTTCAGGCTGCATCGGATTCCCCCTTTTTAGCCCAGCGCGGCAACCCCAATGGCTGCAACGTGGCTGCATATCCCGGCCATTTATCCTTATTGAGGCAGTCGGCGTACAATCTCAGAGCCTTACGATATTCCGCACGACCAGCTTCGATCATCTCGCTATCCGCGAAATAGTATGCGCTGGCCCACGGTGCGGTTTTCTCATGGGCAAGAAACATAAACGCTTCGGGTTGTTCGCCCCATGCCGCAGCCATGCCGTCCATATAAAAGGCGGCTTGGATATGGTACTGCCAATTATAAGCCGACCGCATAAACGCTTCGGCGCTGGCGTCTTCGGTTGACTTCACGTCAACGATTGCGCCTGGCATCAACCAGTCTGGGCGGCACTTGCACAGAACCTCAGTTTCAGGGTCGATCCAAAAAACCGATTGTTCTGCCTTGCCGTCTGCAAATATAGCTTGTGCCAAGGGGTGATCGCGGCAGGACTTTTGAACCTTCAAGGCCGCTGCGTAATCGTCCGAGCTGATCAGGGTGGCGTTCTGTTCGGTTGCGATTCCAAGGGCGACTTCGTAAAGCATCTTGCCTTCTTTAGTCCGCCGATCAACGTCGGGCGCGGGGTGAAAACGCTCTGCAAACGTCGCAGGTTCCAAAACCGCCGCGTGAATCGCGGTGCCAAGGATCATAGCTGGCGTTGTCTTACGTTGCTCGCGCTGCGGGTCGAGATAGGCTGACCAGTAATGCAAAGGCGAGCGTTCCGCGATTAGCTTAAGGCCGCTGGCGCTGATGCCGGGGCCTGCGTGATAGTCCTCGTTGAGGATATCGGGATAGATTCCAGGTTTCATGTTTTGTCCCTCCAAGACCCCTATTCAATACCGCCGTGTCCCGTGGGTGTCAAATATAACTTGCAAAATAATTTCGAGCGGGTAGTTTGGGGGGACACTGGGAGGTGATCAGATGATTTATGGTTCGGTTTGTAGTGGCATTGAGGCTGCTTCTGTTGCGTGGCATCCACTTGGCTGGAAGGCCTCGTTTGTGTCAGAGATTGATAATTTCCCCCGCGCCGTCTTGGCGCACCATTACCCAGAGGTTCCGCTACATGGCGATTTCACCACGATCCAAGACGGCGACTACCAAACAATTGACCTTCTGGTCGGAGGAACACCTTGCCAGTCATTCAGCATCGCCGGACTGCGCGGCGGATTGGATGATGATCGTGGTAACTTGGCCCTCGAATTCCTTAAACTTGCTCAACGACTGCGGCCCAGATGGGTGGTCTGGGAAAACGTCCCCGGCGTCCTGTCAAGCAACGGAGGACGGGACTTTGGTTCCATCCTCGCGGGCTTGGGGGAAGTCGGGTATGGGTTCGCCTACCGAGTTCTTGACGCTCAATATTTCGGATTGGCCCAGCGCCGCAAGCGTGTGTTCGTTGTCGGATATCTTGGAGACTGGAGACGTGCCGCAGCGGTTCTTTTTGAGCCAGAAGGCTTGCGCGGGGATTCTGCGCCGAGCAGAAAAAAGGGGGAAGCAAATACCGCAAGCCTTAGAACACGCACTCCGGGCTTTGGCGGGCAAGGAACAGACTGGGAGCATGTAGTGTCGCACACGCTTGCCGCTCGATCTGGTTCAGCACTTTGTGCACCGGATATTCAAACGTATTTGCCCATAAGCTCCGCCGTTGGTTTTGAATGCGGCCCTACTGGTGGTCGCCTCACAGACCTAGCGCCAACCCTTGACACACGCTGTAAAGATGGACCGATCCGCAATCAGCTTGGCGCAGGTGTGTTATGTGCAGAGGTTGCCCCAACCATAAATGCGGCATTTGGAAACAAGCAGGGTTTGGACAATCAGCATATTGACGGCGGCGCTGGATTGTTTGTTGCTCAGACTTTCTCAATCATGCCTATGAACAGCGGCAAAGATTATAAGGCCCGCGCTGTTGACGTGGCCCAACCGATCATGGCTGGCGGTCCCGTTGGGGGAAATCAGGGCGGAGATGTGGTCATTCAAGCGGTTGCGTTTGCTCAAACCACGTTCGACGGCAACCTAGCCCGTACTTTATCCCGCCGACACGACGGCTCGCCCTGCGCCGACCGCGGTCCTGACATTGTTGCTACCGCATCCGCCGTCCGCCGCCTAACCCCCACCGAATGCGAACGCCTCCAAGGATTTCCAGACGACTACACACTCATTCCCTATCGCGGCAAACCCGCTTCAGATGGCCCTAGATACAAGGCGCTGGGGAACTCAATGGCGGTTCCTGTGATGCGTTGGATAGGCAAGCGGATTCAGATCGTGGACAAATTGCCATGACATTCAAACTCAGAGACTATCAAACCGACCTAATCAACCAAGCTCGCCAGGCCATCGCTGGAAAACAAAACACCGTGCTCATGGTCGCGCCGACCGGGGCCGGTAAAACTGCGCTCGCCGCATATATGCTCGGCACCGCCGCCGCGAGGGGCAATCGTGCATGGTTTATCGTCCATCGACGCGAGCTGATCACGCAATCGTCCCGAACGTTCGAGAAAGTCGGCATACCCCACGGGATCATCGCCGCCGGGTTCACGCCAGATCGACGGGCGCTTGTCCAGATCGCCGGAATTCAGACTTTGAAAAATCGGCTGGCCCAGACCGAACCACCGAGCCTGATTATCTGGGATGAGTGCCACCACGTCGCGTCTAAATCGTGGTCGGACGTGTTCAGTGCGTTTCCTGATGTGGTCCATATCGGGCTGACAGCCACGCCCTGCCGCATGGACGGGCGCGGGCTGGGAGAATGGTTTGACACGATGGTAGAAGGCCCCACGACCGCCTGGCTGATCGAGAATGGGTTTCTGTCGCCGTTTAAATTCTATGCGCCATCGTCGCCGGATATGTCAGACGTCCGCACCGTGGCCGGGGATTATGACGGCAAATCTATGGCTGACAAAATGGACCGCCCATCGCTCACGGGCGACGTGATCGGGCATTATCAGAGATTATGTCACGGTAAACGCGCCATCGTATTCGCAACGAATATTCAGCACAGTCAGAACGTCGTGGGCCAGTTTCGGGCGGCGGGCTATCGTGCCGAGCACCTCGACGGCAAGACGGATCGGGTGCGGCGTGACGCTGTACTAAAGGATTTTAAAGCGGGCCGCGTTTCGATTATTTCAAATGTGGACCTGTTTGGGGAGGGGTTCGACGTACCCGCGATCGAGG